CGGTTTTGTCAACGGAAAATATAATAGAAATTATTACAATTGTTATGATAAAATAGACGAAGAATTAGAATATTATGAATATGAATATAATAAAAAGAAAGAACAAGAAAATTCAAATCAAATAGAAGAAATAAATATGACTAAAACTGATTCAGTCTCATTATTATTATTTAATATTAGTTCAACAACATTAATTACAGCTGCTTTGTCGTATTATATATTTTGTGTATTATAGATGTTTTATAAGTTATTTATATGACCAGGATTTAATGTGTTATATGATGCGTCATAAACCATATACTTTTCCCAATTATTTATTCCGCAAATAGTATTGCCAAATAAGTTACCACTAGGATCGATATTATATTCAAGATATGGTGTAGTGCTAATAGTTATGGTTGATGGAGTATTACCAGAAGCATCTTGTATAACGGGGATATTCCCACTTAAATCCAATTTTGTAATTAGATTGATATTTAAATTGGCTTTATTAATAGAATTTAAACAAGGATATACTCCTAATTTATATGATGTTTTAAATAGTAACATGTTACTTTCTGAACCAAACTTTAGAGAAGGTGAGCATGTGTTTGAACAATATGTCGTTTTGGCCTTTTTATTATATATATAATCTCCCGCATCTTGTGATTCAGAAAACACACCAAATGCTTTATTTGCTGAACTAGAATTTTTAAAAGGACGTGCCATATAATGTATAATTATATTATTTAATTAATAAAATTGATTTAAATAATATAGTAAAAATATAATTTATAAATAATGATGTTCTCTTTTCCAAAGTTTAAAAATCCCTTTACAACTGCTTCTAATAGCAGCAATAATAATACAGCTGATATATTAAATAAAAATTTATTGAATACAAATAATGATAAACAAAATATATTATTTAAAAATTTTATGAGCGATGGTTCTGATATTAAATGGGAAGATACTGTAGAGTTTACATTCCCAATAAAAGGTGGTCGTGTCATTAAGGTTTATGATGCTGATACTATAACAATAGCATCTAAATTACCTTATGATGACTCTCCAATGTATAGATTATCTGTTAGATTAAATGGCATTGATTCCCCAGAAATCAAGGGCAAAGGTATTTTAGATGAAGAAAAAGAAGCCGCTAAACAAGCTCGAGATTTTGTAAGCAATTTGGTATTAAATAAATACATTAGATTAGAACACGTTAAGAGTGAAAAATATGGTCGTATTTTGGCTGATGTTTATATAGGAAATATACATTTAAATGAAATCCTACTTAAAGAAAGGTGTGCCGTCAAATATGATGGTGGAACTAAAATAAAACCCAGTTCATGGTTGAACTATAAAATTAAAGGTGATTGGTAGATATATGTATAAACTTATTATATATCATAAACAGTTGTTAATGTAACACAAAAACTGAAGTCCATGTTATTTAAATCAACAATTCTTCCATATTCATCTAAAAGTTGTATATTCATATTGTTTATATTTACTGGACCAAAATATTCGCGTGGTGTTGTTACCAAACTTAAGTTATTTTGTTCCAATACATTAAATGTATTTGTCTGTAATGATATACGAGCTAAAATATTTTTATTTAAAACAGATGAATTAAATGCGCTATAAAAATTATTGTTTACACTATTATTATAATCATCTACAACCAAGAATAAATATCTTGGACCTTTTATATCAACAAGACCTTCAGATACGTAATTTTTATTACCTGCATAAATTCCATTTCTAAAACCAAGTGTCCAACCAAATTTTAAAGGCAAAGGTGTATTATTGTCAGAAACTCCATATCTATCTGCTTGAAAATTCAGTTCCAATTTTGTGTGTAGTGACGGCGAATCAGAAAAACCAACCAAAGTTTGACCACTTCCAGTTGTTCCATTTGTTAGATTAATTATAAAAACAACCTTATTATATGGCGCACCTGCTAATGTAAGTTGACTATTTATAGCAGTCATAATAGTTGACTGTTCATAATTACCGTCAGGAATATTAATTACTATAGAGGCACCAGCATCAACAGTAATACTGAAAAAATTATTACCATATTGTTTTGATACTACATAATACGTAGTAGGTAATTCAATAGAAGCTAACTGCATTTGTAAAACATCATTAAAATTTGTTGGTAAACTAAAGTTAAAGTTTGACGCTGAACTAGTATAATAGTTCTCTCTAAATTTAGTATCAATGTTTAAATTCTTTTTAATTGTTCTCTTTTTAATCGGATTTATAATGCCTGGAAAAAATTCACTTGGGTAAGAAGATAAGTATGGTTTATCGGGTCTTAGTTGAACCATATGTTGTTCTTTGTCATCTAGTTTTGAGGTTTTTAGTTCATAACTTGAATTATAAAAATCCTCTATTTTTTGTTGTAGTATACCATTTTTTTGTGGTTGCGAATCATTTAAAATTATATTTTTAGCCTTCACAAGAAAATTCAAGGTTTTTACTTGTGTTTCTTTATTTATTTCTTTATTATTTATGATACTGTCTTTTAGTCTGGCTTCTTTAATCTCAACAATATTTTTATCAAAGTTTAAAGGTAATTCAAACATTTCAATTAGTTCATCTTTATTATAATTCTCAATATTCAAATCAAAGTTCATATATTATATAAAGTGAATTTATTTAAGATATTATACTTAAATTTATTTTTTTGATTTTATTATAATAAAATTAAATAAACATTTAAAATATATAATATAATTAAATGTCAAGTTATTATGGAAATTATAATCAATATTTAGGCGCACAACGATGTTGTAATTTAAAAACGCAGGGTCCTCAAGGACCTCAAGGACCTACTGGAGCATCAGCTGTTGGACCTCAAGGACCAACAGGTTCTGGTAAAACATTCGTAATAGATCATCCAATTGATATAAATAAATATTTAGTTCATGCGTGCTTAGAAGGTCCAGAATCAGGTGTATATTATCGAGGAGAAGGTAAAATAACAAATAATTATTACACAACAATTGAGTTGCCATGTTATGTAAATAATTTGGCTTCAAATTTCACTGTAAACATTACACAGATATATGATGAAATTTCAGAAGAAAATCAAAACCTAAAATGCTCACGAGTATTTAGTAATAAATTTAATGTTTATGGTAAAAATTGTAGTTTTTACTGGCATGTATTTGGAAAAAGATTATCGTTAGAAGTAGAACCTTTTAAGAAGAATGTAAATTTAAAAGGAGAAGGTCCTTATACTTGGATTGAATAATAATAACTTATAAAATTGATTATAAAAATAGATTTAAAAGTAAAAGAATAATTAAATATAATGGAACTTTCAAAAGAACAACAAATAGCATATAATAAATATGTTCAAGGTCATAACATATTTATTACAGGACCAGGTGGTGCTGGAAAATCAGCATTAATAAGAATGATATATCAACATGCTTTAAAGCAATTTAAAGATGTTCATGTTACTGCTATGACAGGTTGTGCTGCGATTTTGCTAAACTGTAAAGCGAAAACGCTTCATTCATGGGCAGGAATTGGATTAGGAAATGGCACAAGTGAACAGATGATAAATAAAATAAAAAAAAACAAATTTCTAAAGGCAATATGGAAAGGAACTGAGATTTTAGTGATTGATGAAGTAAGCATGCTTTCGTTAAAATTATTTAATATGTTAAATGATATTGGAAAAGCAGCACGAGGTAACTCAAGACCATTCGGTGGTATTCAGTTAATATTTTCTGGAGACTTTTATCAGTTGCCGCCAGTTGGAAATAGAGATGAACCAGAAACGCAGCAATTTTGCTTTGAAAGTGATGATTGGAATTCAGTATTTCATCGTGATTGTCAAATAGAGTTGGTAAAAATTTTCAGACAAACGGACGAAACCTATTCGACAATTTTGAATCAAATTAGGGAAGGGAAAATTAAGCGAAAGTCGAATGATATGCTCCTTGAGTATGTAGGAAGAGAATTTGATCCGAAATTAGTAGCCGAGCCGACAAAATTGTTCCCTACAAAGAACAAGGTAGAACAAATCAATGTTTCAAAAATGACGGCACTACATGGTGATGAAAAGGAATTCAAAATTAAGTATATAAAGGATTTAGAAATGACTAAAAATGACAGGATAAAGCGTCTCGATTTTACAGACAAAGACATTCAAGTTGAACTCGATTTTCTTGCCGGTAATTTGATGTGCGATAAAGAGATAAAATTGAAGTTGGGTGCGCAGGTTATGTGTATTATTAATATGAAGTCGGAGCAAGGTGATGTGCTTATTTGTAATGGAAGTCAAGGAATTATTACAGAATTTTGTACTTTTACCGGTTGTCCAAAAGTAAAATATAATAATGGTATTGAGATGATAATGATGCGGTATTCTTGGGAAAGTGATAAAATTCCCGGCATTGGTGTTTCACAAATCCCGCTGATTTTGTCGTGGGCATTGACAATTCACAAGTCACAAGGTGCGACGTTAGATGCTGCGGAAATTGATGTTGGTAGTGGAATATTTGAATGTGGACAAACTTATGTAGCACTTTCAAGAGTTAAGAGCTTAGAAGGTTTGTATCTTACATCATTTGACGCAAAAAGAATTCGCATAAATAAAAAGGTAAAAGAATATTATGAGTCGTTACGATTATATAATGAAACAAGAGAAACTCAACAAGAAGTTTATATTCCTCTTGTTATTGCTGAACCGATTTCATTCGTAGTAGCAACACCTATTTACGATAATTCTTCTCAAAACGTAATTCCTTGTCTAGAAGTCCAAGGTGAAGAATCACAAAATAATAGTGATATTAAAATAATTAACATTAGACACTCAACTTAATATTTTATAATATTTTTTTTAACTTACTTAAAAAAATAAATTTAATAATTAGTATAAATGTATAGTTCAATCGGATTATTTGTTTTAATGTGCCAAGCTGTTAATAGTTTTAGTGGTGTTACCAAACCGCTAGGATATTTTGACCCTCTTGGGTTTGCAAAGAATAAACAACAAAATGAGTTAGTGAAACTTCGCGAAGCTGAACTAAAACATGGTAGATGGGGAATGATATCTGCTGTTGCGATTCCTATAACTGAGGTAGTTACTCATAAACAGGGTATTCATGTTTTAGATAATGCGAATATACTCACTATAGCCGGATTTTCAGCTTTAGTTGCAGCATCAGAGTTAAAATCTATGTTAGTAGGTTGGGAAAATCCATTTACCAATTCATCAAATTATTTTTTAATGAAAAAGAATTATCAACCTGGAGATCTAGGATTTAATACAAAAAAAACATTTTTAGGAAATGACGAAGAATTTATGTTAAACGCAGAACTCAATAATGGAAGACTTGCTATGATCGGGTCATTAGGAATGATAGCTCAAGAGCTAGTTTCAAATCAATGTATTTTTTAAATAAATTTATTCATATTTAATTATTATTTTTTTTAATAATTCGATAGCATTTTTATCGGTTCTGATATTACCTATAACTTTGAATATTCTGTTATAAGTTACAGAATCGATTTCACATTGGTTCATATATTGCGCACAATAAGAATCTATAATTGGTTCAATAATTTCATAAATTTCTTTAATATCTTTGTCAAATCTAAATAATTTACTTAAATCAAATAGAAATACTCGAAATAATTCCATTCTCTCATTAATTATTTTTCTATGTTCAGAAATAACTTCATCTTCATATTTTTGATAATCTTCCTCTTGTTTTTTAAATTCTTCAATACTTAGGTACATTGCTTCATCCATTTGTTTTTCATATTCACTTCTATTATCTTGAAGCAATTGTTCTTTTTTGACCACGTCAGGAGATCTGATATTATCATTACTATAGTAATTGTATTCTTTTTCCATTCTTATAGTATAATGTTAATTACAAACGATTTATTTATTTCATTTTTTTTTAAAATAAAATTGAAATAAAAATACTTATTAATATAAACTTATATAACCGTACTTGTATATTTCTTAAAAGTTAAAACACAAAATGTCAGTTGATAATTTATCCACAAATAAAATGAACACTGTAAACAACGATATAAATAAGACTATTTATAGATATAAGTTTACAGATGATTTTACATCAGAATTATTTAAGTTTTCGAAGATTCATCAATATGATCATAGAAAGGACTTTAAGGAAGCTTGGGAAATTTGGATGGAAGATAATGATGATACAGTAAATGAGGAAGTAAGAAGAGTAACAAATCTAGGTTACGATGGAGATATTATTGATAAAATGTTCAAAAGTGCGAGATACTATTTTAGAAAAAAGAGCACTGAAAAAAAAGCACCGTTAGAAAGACGCGATTATGTCAGCACACACAAGGATATGTTAGATGCTATGGATTCTCATATTAAATCCAAAATTAATGACGCAAATTATAAACCTTCTGATGGTTTTGATGAGTTTTGTAAGAGTAACCTGGAATTACTTAAGGAAGAAATATCTAACTTATGTAAAAATGGTTTCACAGATTCAAATGAAATCAAACAAAAAATCAAAAAAACATATAAAAATAGATATTTCTTATTTATTAGTAAGTAAAAATAA